CTTCTTACAGACATAAAGAATTGACCATCTCCTCTAAGATCTGCAATGTCTCGAGTGTTTGTAATATCGTAGTCTCCAGATCTTATAAAAGAATCTATAGACGTTGTTCCATCAGCATTAACTTGATCAGTTCCATTTTCATGTGAGTATAAAAAAGTAGCTCCATATGTATTTGTAATTCCTTGTATTGGAAAATCAGGTGTTCTATTATCTACGTAGTCAGTAGCATATGGATTGTCCCTGATGCCTGCATCAATGTAAGTGGTTCTATCTAAAGAGCTTGTTGTCCAAACACCCTCAGCATAATTATACGTTACACATCTATCTATTTGCACTGACTCTGATTTTGGATAAAACCAATTTACTTCTGTGTATAAACTGTTGTGACCTGCGTATACTGTTTTTGAAGAACCAAAATTTATTCCAAGATTATCTCCATCTGTGGTAAACACAAAGTCTTCTACTAAACATGGTAATGATTTTACCGTACCATCATACACATAAAATCCACCAGCTTTTCCCATCCAATAAACAGCGCCTTGAGCATAGACCGCTCCGTGTTGACTTATACATCCACAATTAGTTCCAACCTGTTTTACAGAAAAAGTAAAAGGAGGTCCTACAAACTGAACAACGTATGCAGCTGTATCTGTTAAGATTAAAATATAATCTTTACCCTGAACAGCAGTTACGATTTCGTTACCATCGTCTAATCTAAAAGTTCCTGCTGTGTTAGTGGCTGTGGGTGTGTATGTGTTTAAATCTTCTTGATTAGAGAATCTTACAAACATAGGATCTTGAGTTGATCCTGTTCCAATTGTTGTTTCTGTTCC